TGGCGGAAGAATATCTCGGCGTCTCGCTGCCTGGGGATCTCCAGCAGGCGGTCCAGCAGGGTCACATGACGACGCAGGCGGCGGCGATCCACTCGAAAGAGCGGATGGACCGGGCGATGGCTCAAACCAACGCCGCGCGGCAACAGGCTGCGTTCCAGCAATATGCGCAGACGTCGGCGACCCAGCAGCAGCAACAGCAGCGCGAAAATTTGGCCCGCCAAGTGACTGACACCGTCAACTCTTGGGAAAACGAAATCAGGCGGACGGATCCGGACTATGCGGCGAAGCAACCCGCTGTGCAGGACACGATGTGGGCTGTGGTGCGCGAACAAGGCCCACCGCAGTCACCTGATCACGCCATCGCGATCGCCAAAGAAGCGTATCGGCGTGTGAACGAGCGTTTCCGCTCCTGGGCGCCTCAGAGACGCCCGACATCGAGAACCCCGAGCAGCACTGGACGCACCGCAGGCGTGACGCCGGAGCCGAAATCCTTGCTCGATGCAGTCAAGCAAGCACGGGAAAGCGCACGCCTCTGATCCATAGAGGCGACCAATGCCTACCTACACCGCACCGCTGCTCAACCATATTACGACCGCCGCATTGGACTGGTGGTTAAATAAGGGGACAGCATTCCAAGAGGCGATCCAAGAAAAACCGCTACTCGCCGCAATGGAGTCGAAGAAAAAGACGTTCCCCGGCGGCAAGGGGAACATCATCATCAGCGTGAAGGGCGACTTTGGTAACACCGCCGCCCCTGGCACAGCCGACCAGCTGGTTGGTTACGAGCAGTCCGACACCGTCACTTACTACACGCCGGCAAACCTCACCCAGGCGATTTTCCCCTGGAAGGAAATGCATCTCGGCATCATGCTGACGCACACCGAGCTCAAGAGCGACGGCATCACGGTTGTCGACAGTGACCCTGACGAGAACCGCACCACCGAACATTCCGGCCGCGACGACACCGTCCTGGTCGGCATCCTCGACGACGCACTGCAGGATCTTAGCGAGCAATATGCCCGCGGCATGAACAACCTGCTGTGGACCAACGGCACCGCGGACCCGAAGGCGCTCGCCGGCATGGCAGCGTTGATCACCGACAACCCGTCGACCGGCACGGTTGCCGGCCTCGATCGGGCGGCGAAAACCTGGTGGCGCAACCGAGCCTACACCTCTGCCATGGGTACCGCGGTCACCGGCACGCCGGCGCTCGCTGCCTGGGGCGGTGGTCCGATCACGTCCGCCACCACCAATGGCGGCGCGTTGTGCACGCTGCTGCAGAACGAATATCGGCAACTCACCCGCTACGGTGGCAAGCCGAACACGGCGTTCTGCGGATCGTCCTGGCTCTCGGCTCTGGAAACCGAACTGCGCGCCAACGGCAACTACTCGATGACCGGCTTCTCCGGCGGCAAGGACATCTCGGTCGGTCAGATCTCCTACATGGGGACTGACTTTGAGTATGACCCGACGCTGGATGCGCTCGGCAAGGCGAAGCGTTGCTACTGGTACGACAGCCGCGACATCTACCTGGTGGCGATGCAAGACGAATGGCGCCACCAGCACTCTCCCGATCGGACGCCGGACAAATATGTCCTGTACCGATCACTCACCTCGACCGGGCAACTTTGCGCGCGACGGCTCAACTCAGCCGTCGTGATCGATATTGCCTGATCGGAAACCGGGGCGCGGCTCGCTGTCGAACAACCTCCCGCCGCGCTCCGGACCACAGCAAAGGACAATCGATGGCTAACAAAGTTCACTACTGCACATGCCGGATCAACCTCTCCGGCCAGAATTGCCACATCGTCATCTATGACCAGCACAACCCGGTGAGCTGGCCGGAGGTGCAGATCCTGATGGCGCTGCACGGCGACGAGAACATCATGGACATCGTCCCGATCTCAATCGGCGAGGTCTGGATCGGCCAGGAGAAGGATCGCCTGATCGGGCTATACGGCCGTCGCGTCGTCGAGGCCTGCTTCCCTGGGCGGACGCCGCGGATGGAATTGCTGATGACCGGCGACGAAGATCTGCCGGCCTACAGCGAAGGCAAGGTCTCGACCAAGGTCCACGCGCCGAAGAACGGTGATGACGATGAAGAGGACGACGACGAGACCGCGAAAGCAGCGGTGACGGCAGGGCCGGTGTTCAAGCCGGGCCGGCATCGTCCGCCATCGCCTCCGGTCGAAACGCCGAAGGAGGCCTAAATGCCGCTCGGCGTGCAGCTGGTCGATCTGCGTCGTGAGCTGCGCGCCGAAACCGGCACCTCGCTCAACCCGGCGCAGGGTACCCAAGCGCAGGCAACGCTCGACATCGTGCTGGCGCGGCAGCAGCGCGAATTGTGGGACGCCTACAATTGGCAGCACCTGCGGATCTGGAAGGACATGCCGATCGCCGCGGGGCAGTCGCTCTACAGCTACCCGAAAGAGCTCGCCTTCGACCAGATCCTGCACATCTACCTGACGACCAGCCCTGACGCGCAGTGGCAGCAGCTCACCTACGGCATCAAGCCGTGGATGATCAAGGAGAGCGGGGCGGTCGTTGGCACCCCGGCGCGCTGGCACAACGTCATCACCGTCGACACCACAGGTCCGACCCCGATCACCAACCCGGTCGGGCAATTTCAGCTGACACCGACGCCGCAGAGCGACACCATGACGCTGCGCGTCGAGGGCCAGGCGCCGCTCAACCCGCTGATCTCCGACACCGACACCTGCATCATCGATAGCAAGGCGATCGTGCTGTTCGCCGCGGCCGAGGTGATGGCGGTGCAGAAGAGCGAAGGCGCACCGATGAAACTGACCAAGGCGCAAAACTATCTGCGCCGGTTGCTGGCCGACCAGGGCGCCGACAAGCGACAGAACTACAACATGGGTGGATCGCGGCGCTTCGGCCACGATCCCGACAAGGGCGGCCGGCGCGTTCCTTATCTCGACTACATCCCGTGGTGACGGCATGCCGTATTTCACCATCACCGATTTCGCGGCCGGCCTCGATCTCAGGCGCTCGGAGCTAACGGCGCCGGCCGGCACGCTGCGATCGATGATCAATTGCCACATCACGCCCGGCGGCGAGATCGAGAAGCGGATGGCGTTCGTGCCGTTCTGGAGCTGCGACCCCACCACCAAGGGGTTGGTCGCGCTGAACCAGAAGCTGTACACATTTGGCCCCAACGGTCCCTACAAGACCGAGCCGCCAGGCCTCGCCGAGGTGCCGGTCGACCCCTGGACCGTCGGTGTGCTCGGCCAGGCGACGCCGATCATTTTTGAAATCATCGACTACGACCTGTTCGACTCCAAGGTATTCTGCATCCTGTGGACCGACTCAGCCGGCACCGTGATGCGGTTCTATGACGGCATCAGCGTGCCGGCCGCCAATGGCTTCTACTGCCGCACCTACAAGACCAAGATCTACACGGTCTCCGGCTCGGTCTTGTATTTCTGTGCGGTCGGCAACGCCGCCGACTGGACCGGCACCGGCTCTGGATCGATCGACCTGTCGCTGGAGGACAGCGACATGACCGACTGCATTGCGCTGGAGGTCTACTACAACAACCTCGCCATCATGAGCAAAACCGCGACCCAGCTCTGGCTGATGGATCCGGATCCGCTCAAGAACACCTACCAGCAGACGCTGCGGCAAGCCGGCACCATGGCCTGGCGCAGCGTGCTGCAGTATGGCAGCGGCGACGTGATGTATGTGGCGGCCTCCGGGATCCGTTCGCTGCGTGCCCGCAACGCCTCGCTTGCCGCCGCGGTGTCCGACATCGGCTCTCCGCTCGATCCGGTGATCCAGGATCTGTTCCGCTCCAAGGGCGAGGACTGGATGAGTGGCACGATCGCGATCCTGCAGCCGGTGACGGGGCGGTTCTGGATCATCATGCCGGACCGCATCTACATCCTCTCGGCGTTCCCTGGTCCGAAGATCACCGCCTGGTCGGAGTACGATCCCGGCTTCACCATCACCGCCGCCGCGGTGCTCAACAACCGCATTTGCGTGCGCGACGACAAGAACCAGGTCTACGCCTATGGTGGCACCAGCGACGTCGGCCCGGTCTATGACGACAGCCCCGTGGAGTTGGTTTTCCCTTTTCACGCCGGCGACCAGGTCGCGACGTTCAAGACGTTCAACGGGCTCGATGCCACCTGCGCCGGCGCGCCCTGGGACGTCTACGGCGCCTTCAACGTGGAGGATCCCGCGACCGAGGATTTTCTCGGCTCGTTCAACGGGCCGACCTTCCTGCAGGGGATCTTCCCGATCAACGGGCACTCGACCCATATGTCGCTGCGGCTGCGCTCGGCGACGCCTGGGCCGCAGACGCTGTCCAACATGGTGGTTCACTACTCCATATCGGAGTCAGGATGAATGACGATCGACATCACCACCGCCGACCGCGGCATGATCCGCAGCGTGCTCGCCAATTTGCGCCAGCTCGATGCGCTGGAGATGGCTGCCGCCGACACCGATCTGGCGCGGCTGCCCGACGTCCTGGCGCGGCACAAGGTGTTTGCGTTCTGCGCGTTCGACTACGAGCTCGGCCCGATCGCGGTGTGGGGCCTGGTGCAGACCCGGCCGGGCGTCGGCGCCGGCTTTGCGTTTGGCACCGATCAGTGGGGCAAAGTATTGCTGCCGATGCTGCATCAGATCCGCCGCTTCGTGCTGCCCTATTTGCTGCAGGCCGGCTTCCATCGCGTCGAGGCGGTTTCGCTCGCCAGCCGCGACGACGTCGCGCGTTTCATGGATCTGATCGGCGCCGAGCCGGAGGCGGTGCTGCGCGGCTACGGCACCGCGGGCGAGGATTTTATCTCTTACAGGTGGTTGGCGGATGAATATCGGGCGACACGATCTGAGCAGCGCGAAGCGGACCTCCACACCGCACATTGAGCTGCGGCTGGCGAACGCTGCCGATGTCGAGCAGATCGCCGATCTGCTGCAGCGGTTCTTCGGGCTGACCATCTGGGCGCAGCACATGACGTTCAACAGGCCGGGTGCGCTGGAGTATCTGACGTTCGCCATCCCCGCCGGCTACGCGCCGCATGTGCTGGCGCTCGACGACGGCGAGCTGGTCGGGGTCTGCAGCTATCACCTCTATCGTGCCTACACCAACAAGCCGATCGCGGTGATGGACGAGACCTTTGTCGAGCCCAGGCTCAAGCGCACCGATCTCGGCCGCCGCCTGGTCGGCCTCGCCATGGCGTGCGCCAAGGCCGAGGGCTGCGTGGTGATGAACTTCCCGATCGCGTCGGGCATGCCGGCGCAAAACAGTCTGATGAACATGGTGGGACGACACTTCGGCGCCGACTATGTCGGCACGATTTTCAGAAAGGTGCTGTGATGGGTGGCAAAGGTGGCGACGGTGGCGGACAGCCTGGCTGGTACCCGGTAGCCAAACCGCAATTTGCGGCCAAGGGTGTCGATCTCGACCAGTATTTGAGCGACCCGAACTACAAGGCCCAGGTCGACGCCAACAATGGCTACGGGGCGACCTACAATCCGGACGGCACCCTGAAATCGGCTGCCGCTCCCGCAGCCGCCCCGGCGCCGACACCCGACGCAGCGCCCGCGCCGGAGCCAGCGCCTACACCAGACCCAACGCCGTCGGCACCTCCTGGCCCAACCGGCCCGCTGTCGTCGGCGGGGTCAAAGATCGCGCAGCCGGCAGCTTCCGGCAACCCGACGCCGACCGCGACCGGCGGCGTCGGTGATGCGATGGGCTCGTCGGTGACCAACCCACCGAAATACTGGGTCGGCGGCGTCGACCAATACAACACCGCAAACCCGGCCAGCCCGACCAACAAGGGCGCGATGAAAACAACGACGTCAACGTGAGGATCTGATCATGGGCGGCAAAGGCGGCGGCGGTGGCGACTACTACGCACAGCCCGCGGACACATCGGGATACGCAACGGCGGACCAGGCGACGGCAACGCTGAACGCAACGAAACCGGTCGACCTGTCGAGCTATCAGCAAGCGATCGACGTGCAGAAGGCGGCGGCCGACGCCACCGCGCCGCCGGCGCCAGCCCAGCCTGCCGCGGCGAGCAACGATACCAGTGGCAGCGGCAACACGGGCGCCTCGCTCGGCAGCTCGGTGCTGGCGGCGCCGAACTACTGGAGCAACCGCCAGGATCTGCAGCCGGCGCCGGTGAACAAGAGCAGCGTCAAGACAACGGCAACGTGAGGGTATGACATGGGCGGCAAATCAGGCCCCAGCAACAATCAAATGGTCGCCTTCGAAATGTCCCAGGCGCAGCAGGCGACGGACAAAGAGAACCTGCGCCAGGCACAGATCAACCAGGGCAAGACCGCGATCGACACGCTGTTTGGTCCGCAAAATTTCGGCGACGCCTTCTACAACAAATACAACAAGGCCGAGCTCGACTACACGCAGCCGCAGCTCGCCGACCAGTACGACAAGGCCAAGCAGGGCATGACCTACGACCTGGCCCGCGCCGGCACGCTGCGATCGTCTGCGGCCGGCTACGCGCAGGCGCTGCTGGAAAAACAGAACGCGCTGAACCAGGCCGGACTGACCGCCAAGGCCGACACCGACACCGCGGCGTTGCGATCGTCGATCGCCAGTCAGCAGCAGCAGGCCTACAACCAGCTCTACGCCACCAATGATCCGACGGTCGCCGCCAACACCGCCGCGACATCGGTCGGCAACGCGCAGCTGACGCAGCCGAACCTGACGCCGCTTGCCAACGCCTTCCAGCCGGTGGCGATCGGGCTCGGCTCGGCGCTGACGTCACCGTACGGCGCTTACGCCGCCAACCAATATCTCGGCGGCTCGATGAACCCATCGAACCCGCTGGGCCAGGGGTCCATCGCAACATCGAGCCAGGGCTAACATGTGTGATCCGATCTCCATCATCGGCCTGGGACTGTCGGTCGGCATGGCTGTGGCGAACTACTCTGCCCAGCAAGACATGATGAACCAGCAGAACGCCGCCAACGATGCCTGGGTGGCGTACCAGAAGCGGCAGAGCGACGCCTACCTGGCGCAAGACACGGCGCTGCGCCAGAAAGCGGAGGCCGCGCGCGAAGCCTCGTTGACCGAGCTGACGCCGCAGAAGCAGCAGGCGGCCCAGGCCAATGAGCAGGCGCGCCTGGTCAACACGCTGACGCCGGAAGAGACCAAGGCGCTCGCCGAGGGTAAAAAGTCGACCCTCAATGACAAGATGCTGTCGGGCCAGCAAAACACCGCCGGTCCCGTCGCCGCCAACATTCAGCAGCAGATCCAGCAGGCGGCGCAGGAAGCACGTCAACGCATCGCAGCCCTCGCCGCGGTGCAGTCCTATGGCGGCTCGCAATTTGGCCTCACCAACCGCGCCAACGTGATCTTCAACGCCGCCGGCCAGGACATCCGCCAGGCGAGCGACGAGCGGCAAGGCGCGCAGGCGGCCTACAACGTCGCCAAAGCCGTCGAACCGATCAAAATTGTCCAGTACGGCGGCGGCTCGGCGCTCGGCGGTCTCGCCAACGCCGGCGCCCAGATCGCCGGTGGCGGTCTTGGCAAGGCAATGGCATCGAGCATGGCGACCAGTAGTTTCGGATGAGGAGTTAAGAGATGGGTTCGCAGTGGGTCGAAGATCCGAGCTGGGGCAATATCTTCAGCGGCATCGCCAAGAACCTGGAGGCCGCGCCTGGTGAAGCCTTGAGTAACATCGCCAAGGCCGAGCAGATCAAGCAGGCGCGCGTCAAGGCGGCGCGTGAGCAGCAGCAATGGGACGCCGGCGTCAAGGCGAGCGGCGGGCTCGATGCGGCGGTCCCGCAAGCCTATGTGCCGCCGACCGACTACAGCACGGTCGGGCCGTTCACTGGCGATGCCAACGATCCAGGCGCCACCGCGGGGCTACCGACCGTCGACCTACAATACACCGATCCGCGCGCCCAGGCGCTCGCCGAGGCCCGGCGCAAGCTGGCGATCGCTGGCGGCCAGGCCACCATCCTGAAGGATCCCTCGCAATGGGCGTCGCAGCTCGGCTACGGCTCGGTGGCCGCGGCCGGCGTGCCCAAGACTGCCGACGAGCGGGCGCAAACCCAGTTCATGACCACCGGCAAATTCCCGACAGCGGAAGAGCGGGCGGCGCCGGCGGCGCATAATCTGGCGATCATCGGTCCCAATGGTCAGCCGACCGGTCGCAGCATCGCCACCCAGGATTTCAAGACCGAGGCTATCTCAGGCCGGCCGATCCAGTCGCTGGTGCCGCCTGGCCACACCGTGCTCGCCACCGGGCCGGCTTCGACAACGCCGGCCAATCCGTTTGGCACCGGGACCGATGCGGTGGCGCTGCAGAGCCTGGAGAAGATCCGGCAGGACAGCGCCGCGCGCGGTCACATGACCCCGGAGGAGGCGCAGCTCGCCAGCAAGCTATTCGACGTCGCCTATCCGCCGTCGCGCGTCACCGAGACGGAAGGCGGCCGCCTGGTTGAGAAACAGATCCGCGCCAAGCCGATCCCGCCATCGATGATGCCAATGTTTCAGCTCACCCAGGACTACGCCCAGGGCCGCCATCTGCAGCTGCAGCAGCAGCCAGGCCAGCCGCCGCCGGTGCAGGATCTGACGCTCGACCGTGCGCCGCAGCCGGAGCAGATCGACCCCAATGCGTCGCGCGTGGTGCGGATGGGACCGCAGAGCGCGGCCGAGCTGCGCAAGGAGATCACCAACACGCAGTCGTTCTCCGACTACTCGCAGGCTATCCCGAG